AACAACAGCAAGCGATGATCAAACGAGTAGAAATGCTTGTTGCTAACGAATTCACTCAAAGGCAGAACTTCTTCAAGCGTTACATTGATCCCAGAAGAAGCATCAACGATGAATGCGGATATCCTGAAACAGCCTCAATTACTGTTCAGGATCACTATGTTGACATGTATGAGAGAGAAGGTGTTCCAAATCGCGTTGTCAACATTTTGCCCGATGAATGTTGGGCAGTTCATCCAGAAGTTTTTGAAACTGAAGGCAATGATGAAGAAACAGAATTTGAGCAAGCATGGAATAATCTAAGTAAGAGTCTTGGAAAAGGAAGAAGAAAGTTTCTTTGTTGATAACGAAGAGAAGTCTTCACCAATCTGGGAGATTCTTCATCGTGCTGACCGCCTTTGTGGTATTGGCAGTTATGGAATTCTTCTACTCGAATTTGATGATGGTGAGATGTTTTCTGAACCTGTTGAACCATCTAATGGTAAAACCTCAAGACAACTTCTAGGAGTGAAAGCCTTTGACCAGTCAAGAGTCAGAATCGAGAGGTATGAGAATGATCCAAGCAATCCAAGGTATGGAAAACCTACACACTACAAAGTCTCATTCGTTGATTCACAGACGGTAGCTACTGACGAAATCCATCAAAGAATCAACGAAGTCTCAATCCATCATACCAGAGTTATTCACATTGCTGACAATGCAACATCTAATGACTTGTTTGGCATTCCTAGAATGCTACCAGTCTTCAACCGCATTCTGGATTTGAGAAAGCTATATGCTGGCTCTGCTGAAATGTACTGGCGAGGAGCATTCCCCGGATTAAGTTTCGAATCTCACCCAACTATTGACCCTGAAGATATCGAAACTGAAGAACTCAAAGATGCGATGGAGCAGTACATGAATACGCTCCAGAGATACATCATCTCAACAGGTATGAGTGTTAAAAGTCTTGCTCCTCAAGTCGTCTCACCAAATGAGCAGATTGATGCTCAACTTGAGGCCATCTGCGTTTACCTGGGAGTTCCTAAGAGAATCTTCCTCGGCTCAGAACGTGGGGAACTGGCATCCTCACAAGACTCAAAAACCCACAACCAGAGATTGAGTTTCCGACAGAATGGATTCATCACTCCAAAGATCATCGTCCCATTCATTAACCGTCTTATCTATGCTGGCGTACTACCACAACCAGTAGAAGGGTTTCAGGTTCAATGGCCTGACATGAATGAGCTGTCCGAAGAAGAAAAAACAAGGAACACTTCGGAGAGAGTCAAAGGCNATGGTAGNNTACGTCGCTGGTGATCTTTCACAAACACTTATGACNGAACTGGATTTCCTCACCCGAGAGTTGNANTACTCTGCNGAAGANGCTCNCNAAATTCTNGAAAATNNTATGGANGGATTANGAGANAGAATCAATGAAACAACTCCACAAGAGTNACAAACCAATCGCAGAAGAAGACTTATTCATCAGATGGATGATACGAGATGACTTTGCGAGAGTCCTTGAACTGGAAAAACAAATCTTCGAATTCCCTTGGTCAGAAGATGAATTACTTTCCTGTCTCAAGATGACAAGAGTTATTGGCATGGTCATATCGTACCAGTCCATCGATCAAGTCATTGGCTACATGGTCTATGAACTTAACAAAGACCATATTGTCATTTTGAACCTGGCAGTTGAAAGTGATTTTCAACGACGAAATGTTGGAAGTCAACTGCTGAAAAGACTCATGGAAAAACTGAGTTTCCACAAAAGAAGTAGAATGACAGTGACAGTCAGAGAATCCAATCTGTCAGCTCAAATGTTCTTTTCCGCTCACGACTTCAGAGCAACAAGCATCATCAAAAAGTCTTATGAGGAAAACGACGAAGATGCTTATGTGATGCAATACACCGAACCATTCACGCGAGTCTCTCAATGATGAAACGTAAAAAAGCAAAGGGACGTAGGCTGTTTGAAGCAAGGTACACCCCATCCCCTCAGGAAATTGCTGATGAAGCAAAGAAGATCAGGGAAGAAAATGAAGCTTTAATGAAAGTGTCAACTACGAATCATGAGTCTCACCCGACTCAATCCATCAAGATGCCAAAAGTCTACAAGACTCCAAACTTTGGAAACTGATTATGACTTCACCCGCAAGGATTGATCCATCAAGAACAAAGACACTTAGGGATAAGTTTCGTCGAGAATTCTTGAGACGCTTTGAGAAATTGAAAAGGCTGATCAATGATCTGGTTATTACAGAAGATGCTTTTGGTATCGCTCCTGCTTCTAAAAATACCTCAAGGATTGCTTTTGATACCACTGGTCTTGTTGGCAATATCACTCAGAACAATCGATGGCGTTTCAGAACGGATTCGGAAAAGCTACAACTCTTTGGAGTATGGCTCTCACAACAAATCTCCGAAGAGATAATCCAAGACACTGAGATTGCTACAATCGAAGATGCTTACTGGTATTCTTATGTCTGGGAAGGGTATCAGAGAGGTGTTGGTAGAATCTTTACTGACCTCAATAAGCTATCATCAATCACAGAGGACATCTCGGATGTCTTCGTAGGGAGTAAGAAAGAATTCTTACGTCAGAGCTTCTCTCATCCAGTATCTGTTGAAAGAGTCAAGCAGGTCGCCAGTAGGGTATTGACTGACCTTAAAGGCGTTACCGACGCAATGGAAGCTCAGATCAAACGTGAATTGATTGATGGGCTAACGCAAGGTCTTCAACCNAAAGAAGTTGCCAGAAGGTTGAATGATCGTGTTGATAAGATTGGAAAAACAAGAGCNAATACCATTGCTCAAACAGAGTGCTTACTTCCTGACACTCTTGTTGATAGTGCTATGGTGAGGGCAGCTTTTCGAAGGTGGTATGAAGGTGATGTTGTCGAGATTAAAACTCGCAATGGCAGACAATTCACCACAACCCCTAATCACCCGATGCTCACGCAAGATGGATGGATCAGTTCTGGAAGTCTCAATAAAGGTCATCAACTTATCTGTGACAGCAGGAATAAGAACCTTACTTTGTCTGGAGATGTGGATATAAAAAGAAGTCCAACCAAGATTAGCGAGATATTCAGTACGCTTCAAACAGTAGGAGTCTTTGAAAGGAGACGTAGTAGAGAACCAGACTTCCACGGCGATGGAGTCAATGGCTATGTCGATGTTGCGAGTACCAACAGGGAATTGATGTATGGGAATTTCTCCCCTATCCTTGAGCCATTGGCAAACAATGTCTTCTCCGTAACCGGTCTTTCTGCTTCTTCTTTTTGCTTGTTTTGTAGCAGACTTCTCCCGGTCAATAAGGGAGTATGCTTCTGTCCTACTTCTCAGAGATATTCCAGAACTCTTCAACCGATCTTTGATAGCATTTCTATCTGTTTTGAATCGCTTGGCAAGACTTATCAGGGACTCTCCAGATTTGTATCTCTTGATAATGTCATCAACAGGAAGGTCATGCCTGAATTGGTAGGCTTCCCTTCCTTGAATCCAAGTGAGTTTTTGAGCATCAGAGACAGACCTACTGACTCCTCTTTGTCTAAGGACTTTTCCAACTTGTTTCTGATCCGATCCAATATGCTCAGCAACTGCTCGCTGAGTCATTCCAGACATGTAGAGTTGGACGATGTAATCTCTGTGCGATTCAGACCATTTTCTGGGCATGTGTATAACCTTGAAACAAAGGATGGGTACTTCAATATAGCTAATGGAGTATACACAGGCAACACAATCAGAGCACACGCTGAAGGACAATTAGATGGTCTTGAGAGATATGGTTTGGATGAGATTGGAGTCATGTCTGAGTGGACAACATCAGGACTAGGAATATCAGGTAAAGGGAATCCTTCACCTTGTGATTTGTGTGCTCCTCTTGATGGTTTAGTTCTTACTGTGAAAGAAGCCAGAGGCTTGATTCCACGGCATCCCAATTGCAAATGTACTTTCAAGCCAGCGAATGTTGGTGAGCCTTTGATCGGTAGAGAAAAGAGATTCTACGATCCGAAAACCAAAAAGGTCATCACAAGAAAACAGAAGCAGATCAGGACCAAAGATCAAATTGAAAGAGCTTTGAAGAAATCCAAATCAGCAAGGAAGGGAAGCCAATGGGTAGGAGACGACCTGAAGATTTCCAAGAAGAGACCACCATCACCAGTCAACTAGAAAGCCAGATATGACACTCCAATTGAGTGAGACAGAAGAGAAAATGTTGGGACTTCTGAGGTCTGGAAATCCTGTCAGTCGAGAACAGCTCAAGTTACAAACAAGAGATGGCACATTGTGTAGCGACAGTAATCTCAGAGTTCACATCAGTAACTTGAGAAAGAAGCTCCAGGAACAAAGAACAAATCTTCTGATCTTCAGCAAGTACGATCCCAAGTTGAAGTCACAGAGTTATCAGATGGTGAGTCGAATCAATAACCCTTATGATGGGAGAACTTAATATGGAGCATTGGTTAGAGGCAGCGATTCATTTAATTCGTGAAACAATCAGGTATTCCGACCTGTCTGCTGAGGACTCCAAGAGTGCTGAGAGATGTGAGTATTACCGTACCTACTTTCTGAATTGCTCTGCTGAGAATGCTCGGCATGAATTCCTCACGAGGCAGAAACTGCTGCGGCATTTGAAGAGACAAGGGTTGACCACAGTTCCTACTACTAAACTTGAAGGAAAGAGGTAAGGGATCAATGTGGGATATGATTCATGCATTCGGTGCTGGGATCGCGTTTGCATTAGGTGTCTTTTCAGGGGCAGTGTTGTGCCAGATGGCTAACCGCAAAGCCCGTGAAGAATTCGTCAACGACGTGAAAGCAGAGCGAGAGGCAATGCACGAACGCCTGACAGATCAGGTGGCTGCAATCACGAGAGTAGCAATTGCCAGCGAACAACTGGTGACCAATAAAAGGGACCAGCAACTGTGAAGAGGAGACATTCAACATGAGTGACGGGCGGATGTGTCACGAGTGCCGCAAGTATGCATGCGAATGTGAGCATGACGTTGTGGCAGAAGCACGGGCAGAGTTCATTCGCGACGTGCTTCGTGCGTGCAGAAAAAGTGGTGTGACGTTGGATATGGATTACGATCGCATGGAGAGTTGTGGAATTGATCTGCCTTGTTTTGTATCCACAGATTTGACAGAGGAAGGGTTCGGATTTCGCGTTGATGTTGGTGACCTTGAAAACGCGATCCGGCGTAGCAGATAACACCACTAGCATAACTGACCACGACCAGAATTCAGGCTTACCATTTACGCGGTTTAGTCCACAGAACGCCCCGGTTTAACCGGTGCGAAGAGAAAGCGAGGAATACATGAGTGACGTGAATGAGCACTCGGTTTCAACCGATAGTTATGCCATTATTGAGGATGTTCTCCGTTGTGCAAAAAGCTGGAACCCGAACGCAAGATTGCTTGGCAATGTGAAGGCGGGTGAGATTGTAGACGCGATGGAACGGGTCCATCAGGCAGTACGAGACGCCTTTTTGTGCGGTTACCGAGTCGGACATCACGACACCGTGAACGGCGAGTATCAGTGTTGTGATCAGGGTGGTCGGGAAAAGACTGATGACTACATGATGCGAGACTTGGGTATCGAACGTAACGATCGGGATTTCCACGACTGGTGTGCCAATTCGGCGTGCAGAAGATGCAATGCTCGATTCAACGGGGTAGAGGCATAACGACCCACCTTCCGGTGCGAAGAGAAGACTTAACTACTTAAACTCAAACACTTTAGAACCCCTCAATCATTCATTTGGTTGAGGGGTTCTTTTCGTTTACGTTGAGTTTAATGTAACTCATCGACTATTTACAAAATCTGAAATGGGAGTTACTTCTATGTCCCATGCAACACATTATCTCAAACACAAGCGGCAAGACACGACGGGACTTTATTGGTCCTCATGAGTACCTTGTTGCATCTGCCACGTTGATTGTTCCTGGTGTATTGAATGGGAATCAAGGACCGATTCTCTACACATCAGACGAAAACAAAATCAATGTTGCTGCCTGGAATCATGTTCCTCTGACTGATGATCATCCCAGCCAGCCAGTATCAGCAAGAACTCCGAATGTCTTGAAGGACATTTATCTGGGAGTTCTTCTCAATGCTCACGTCAATGCAAAAGGCGAACTCAAAGGTGAGTTGTGGTTTGACATTGAAGCATTGAATGAGAATCGCCCCGGATGGGTAAGTAGAATTGAATCAGGTACTCAGGTTGAACTGTCAACAGGCTTAGGACTTGATCTGAATCAAACAGCAGGAGTGACAAACTCTGGTGAAGAATACAAAGCCATTGCTCACAACTACAAACCAGACCATGTAGCAATCCTGTTCGAGAAGAAAGGAGCCTGTTCGTTGAAAGATGGTTGTGGAGTCAACAATGCAAAAGGATTTTGTAAGTCATGTAAAGAGGCTTCCATTAAGTTTTCTTTGACTGAAAATTCAAAGCGGAGTCATAGTGAAATTCATCAACTTTTGAGTCAAGCACTGAATCCAAATCAATCAAGTGGAGAGACTGATTTCTCTACTCACATTTGGATTCAGGAAGTGTTCGATGACTCATTGATTTATGAAAAGAAAGGTGACCTTTTCAAAGTCTCTTATGTGATTGATGACAATGATTCAGTCACATTTGGAGACCATTCAAGAGTTGAAAAGAAGATCAAATATGTCCCTGTTGTGAACGGCAAAGGGCCAGAAAGTGACTCTGAAAAGAAAAGTGGTCTACTAAGAGGTCAAGAAAAGTTAATCGAAGTAAAAAAGTTGAACTTCAATCATTTTTTGAAAGGTGATGATATGTCAGGTCTTGATCGGGATGCTGTTATCAATGGTCTAATCACTAATTGTGATTGTTGGAGTGAAGAAGACAAAGAAGTGTTGAATGGCTTCAGTGATGATAAGTTGAAAGCTCTTGCTACTGATGCTGCTAAACGAATCACTGCTGAAAAGAAGGTTGTTGAGTTGACATCTAATGCTTCAACAATGCCAAAAGATGATGATGAAGATGAGGAAACTGACACCAAGAAAAAGAAGAAAGGTGAAGAGAAAGACAAGGGTAAAGTCATGAACGAAGCAGGCGTAGGTATGGGTGATTCTCCTAAGACGATGGATGAGTTCTTCGCTTCAGCTCCACCTGAAGTGCGAGAAGTCTTCAATCAGGCAAAGAAAATCAGCGATGCTAATAAGCAACGTATGATTGATCGTCTGGTGGAAAATGCTGCTGATGAGAAGAAAGATTCTCTCAAAGCAGTCTATCAGAATATGTCATCTGACCAGTTGGAAACTCTGATCAGTGCACTTCCTGAGAAGAAAGAGCCTGTCCAGAATTACTTTGGTATGCCTGCTACTTCTACTGTCCAGAACTCAACAAAGACTGACCCTATCCCTCAGACACCTATGATCTGGTAATCACCAACATTGAGTGATTCCGATAGCTCATACCGTTTTACACAAAGGAAAATTCAATGTCTGTAAGCGATCAAACGATCATCAGAACTCCCAATCCTAAAGGGACGTTTATCAACTGCATCATCGATGGTACGCCAAAGCCTGGTACTTGTATGCAGATCAAAGCTGCTACTGCTGCTATTGGTGGAAGGATGACTTATGAGGTTGCTGCTCCGGGCGGTGACGGTCAAAGGGCTTTGATAGCTATCCTGCTTGAGGATTCTCTTCAGGGTAAGACTGTCTCTGACGCTTATGTCACTGGCACTAATGCAACTCTTTATTGCCCAGTCCCCGGTGAAGAACTCAACATCCTCTTCAACAACGTAGCAGGTACTGCTGACGATGTTGCTATTGGTGACTTCATGATTCTTGACAACGGTACTGGCAAATTCAACGTGACAACTGGTACTGTTGAATCAGAACCATTCCAAGCCATCGAAGCAATCACTGACCCAACAGCAGACACGCTTCTGGCAGCAATCTTCACAGGACAGTAAGACTCAGACTCTTAGTGTCTCAATCAAATACCCAAACAGAAAGGTAGACAATGTTTGTCACCAACGGAGCACTTTCCCTCAGGGGAGAAGTCAACGATCAGATGAGGGAAATCGGGTACGATCCCGGTTTCATGCGACCATACTTCAACGAGAAGGGAATTCCTTGTGTTGATCTTCGTACGGGAAATAAGATTCCCTACAAGGATGACAAAGGAGCTGTTGTTACCAACTCTGTTGGTGACCCTGTTACTTACTACGAAACTGAGCAGGTTCGTGTAAGTGACATCATGGCATCAGGCAGGCCAATGAGTCCTGTCATGAATGCTACTACGTTGCGAAAGGATGAATGGATTCTTCTCGACAACGTCGTTCGTCAAGCTGCCCGCAAACGACTGAAGGCATGGTCTGACCTTGCTGCTGCCAATACGTTTGGCGGCTTTGATGGTATGGCTAATCCTATTCTTGAATGGGAAAAGGTGAGTGATCCCGGTAGTGCTGTTCAAGACATGGATGGTATGGGTGAAGCTCCAAACTTCAACCCGGTATTCAGCCTGCAAGGATTGCCACTGCCTATCACTCATGCAGACTTCTTTCTACCTGAGCGATTCCTTGCTGCTTCTCGCAATAAGGGTATCCCTGCTGATACCTCACGAATTGCTTTTGCTGGCCGTCGTGTTGGTGAACTGGTTGAACAAGTCACGATTGGTGCTGTTGCTGGTGCTCAGTATGGTGACTCAACCAGTTATGGCGACACTTCAAAGGTTTATGGATATCTCAACCATCCTGACCGTATCTCCAAAACAAACATGACCCAGCCAGATGGCACGAATGGTCCTGCCGTTCTGACTAGCTGGTTGGCAGCAATTGAGTCTCTGTCTGATGCTAATCAGTACGGACCATTCATGGTCTATGTCTCAAAGGATCAGCAGAAGTATCTCAACAACCTGTTCAGCACAACTGAGCCTTCTGCCGGTACTCTTCGGTCGAAACTTCTCGAAATTGAAGAAGTGAAAGGCATTCAGCAGTTGGATTATCTGACAGCAGCAGATAACCCATATACCACCATCTTCGTTCAGATGGAACCTGAAACCGCTCGTGCTATCAATGGTATGGATATCACGACAATGCAGTGGACTTCGATGGGTGGCCTTCGTAACAACTTCAAAGTCATGAGCATTTACGTGCCTCAGATTCGAAGTGATTACAACGGCAACATGGGACTACTCGTCGGAACGGTCTCGTAGTCAAGCTAAAGCAGGACTACTCATTGGTACTGTTTCCTAATGGTTGTCTCCGGGGCAGGGTGAGGGGTTTAATCTCCGCCCATTCAACTCACCCTGTCCTGTTTTCTATCTCTTACTTAATGAGGAAGCCAAACTCATGCACTCTGCTATTACTCACGTTCTTCAGTATTTCACTTTTCAACATCTGCCGGAACACTTACAGGAAATCTCAAAACCCTTCCATGAACTAGCTCATCAAGTGGCAAAAAGAAATCCAGACAATCAAGAAACAACAGTGGCTCTGAGGAAACTCCTTGAGGCAAAGGACGCAGCGGTAAGAGCCAGCCTATGACAGACATCGTTGGAGCAAATGGAAGAAAACCAAGAGACTTAACTGACTACACCAAGGAAGATTTACTGAAGCTGGCTAAGAGTGAAGGAATTCCAGTTTCATCAAGACACGACAAGAACAAAATCATCTGGCTAATCAGAATAGCCCAAGGGAAAATCTAAGGAAGCCACAATGCCAATAATTACCAAGTACCGAATCAACACCGGCTCTCACGTTGATGAATTGGGAATTCGTCATCTGAAGAACTCCGACAGTGCAGTCTTTGAATCAATCCAGAATCTTCTCAAACATAACCTTCCGGGTGAACAACGATTTGAGAAAATCGGCGAGCGTGAGATTGATCGAGACAGTGAAGAATTCCAACTCCGTATGCGAGGAGCAACCGGAGAAGATTTGGAAGGTGTCGAGATTCCAGAAGAATTCACTCA